CCCGCACCAGAAACACAACCGACCAGATCGCAGCCGTCCCGGAGGCAACAGTGACCACGCTTACCGAGAACCGGACATATTACGTCAGAACTGGCGGCACGGACGGCTCATCGGGCCTTGTGAACACTGATGCAGGCGCTTTTGCTACGCTCCAGAAGGCTCTGGACACTTACGCCAGCCTGGACTTGGCCGGCTATACGGTCACGATCCAGTTGGGCGACGGCACTCACACTTCTGGCGGCACGCTTCGCGCCAACCCCAAAGGCGCTTGGGCGTCACTCCCCCTCCAAATCATCGGCAACACGTCCAGCCCCTCAAGCTGCATAATCTCCGTCACAAGCGGCAATTGCTTGAAGGTTGACGCAGGCGCTCAGGCTTACATCAACGGCGTTGAGCTTCGCACCACGACCACCGGGCGCGGCCTGCTCTCGGTTGCCAACTCTTACTTGGTGTTTGGGACAGCCATGCGCTTTGGCGCTTGTGCGACCTACCACATGGAGGCCACGACAGGCGGCAACATCATTTCGCTTGGCGGCTATACGATTTCGGGCGGCGCAGTAGCCCACCAGCACTGCACCAGTAACGGCCACATCCTCATTCAGTCCGGCACAGTTACCCTTACAGGCACTCCAGCCTTCAGCGCCTACTATGTAGGGGTAAACGGCGCTTATGTGCAGTATGCCAGCACGGTCACATTCTCCGGCTCTGCCACTGGGTCGCGCTATCTCATCCATGACAATGGCACCTTGTACACAGGCAACAATTTCGACCGCGATTACATTCCAGGCGACGTAGACGGCCAGATCATCGGCGGCGGCGTTGTAGACGATGTCACGTCAGATTCATGGCGCGTGGTCGGAAGCCTGTCAGTAGCTGCGTCGGTGACGGGCACGACAAGTGAGACTGTGCTGTCCACAGTGACCATCCCCGGCGGCTCTATTGGCCCGAATGGCATCATCCGCATTTACTCGCTCTGGTCTAACACCAACGACGCATCAGGCAAGACGGCCCGCATTCGTCTGAATGGCTTGGGCACTCAGGCAATCTTGGGGGCCAACCTTTCAACGTCTGGCGTCTATGCTGACCTGCGTCAGGTCCACAATGTGAACAGCGAGAGCAGCCAGAAGTTCCAGCAGTTTTCATTCCTTGCCGGCCTTGGTGCCAGCACTACGGTAACGACCGCAGCTATCAACACAGCCTCCGACATCAGCCTTGTATTCACAGGCCAGCTTGCAGACTCAGCCGATACGATCTCAATCGAGGCTTACACGGTAGAAGTCTGCTACAGGCCGTGACGCAATAATATTTCAACATCAACGGTTTAGCGCACATAAAATGGCTGGCAACGGCAACTCAGGGCAACGCAAAGACAAGTTGATCCGCGATGCGCTCATGCTTGCTGTCAACCGAGTGCAGGAAGGCGACCCACAAGGCCGCAAGAAGCTGGCCATTGCTGCGGCTGCTGTTGTTGAGAAAGCCGTTGAAGGCGACTTGGCAGCATTCAAAGAGATAGCCGACAGAATTGACGGGAAAGCGCCACAGAGTGTGGACGTAACAACCAGGCATGAACAGCCCATCACAGAATGGACCGACGCCGATCTTGAGCGAGTCATTGCCGAGAGAGGTGCAGGCAGCGCAAGAGCTGCTAAGGCGAAGGAAGGCAAGACGGTCCTTAATTGATTTTACGGAATACACCTACGACCGCTACAAGACCGCAGCCCATCACAAGCTAGTTGCCGAACAGCTAGAGCGGGTGATGAGGCGCGAAGTAGACCGCCTGATGCTGCTGATGCCTCCGAGGCATGGCAAGACCGAACTGGCCTCAAGACGATACCCAGCCTTTTGCTTGGGGAACTTTCCGCATCGCCAGATCATTGCCGCTTCCGCATCCGGTGAATTTGCGTCCGACATTGGTCGTGAGGTTCGCAACATCATCCGGGACGAGGCTTACGGTCGTCTATTCCCTGAGGTCAGGTTGGCCGAGGATAGTCAGGCATCTGGTCGGTGGCATACCAATAAAGGCGGGATCTTCTACGCGGTTGGTGTTGGATCGCAGATTCTCGGCAAGGGTGCTGACGAGTTCATCATTGACGATCCGTTCGGGTCCATGTCCGACGCTCAGAGTGAACTAGAGCGCAAGGCAGTCAAGGAGTGGTATCAGGGCAGCGTCTACAACCGCTTGCAGCCTGGTGGGGCGATTATCCTCATCAATCACCGAATGCACGAAGATGACCTGTCAGGCTACTTGCTAGAGAGCCAAGCGGCAGGCGGAGACAAATGGGAGGTTGTCCAGCTTCCCGCAATCGACAGTTCCGGGGCGGCGCTCTGGCCTGAAGCCTACCCAGTAGATTCTTTACGACGCATTCAGGCGAACTCGCTGCCCCGGTTCTGGTCTGCCCTGTATCAGCAGGACCCGCAGCCCGATGAGGGCACGTTCTTCAAGCGCGAGTGGTTCCAGCGGTACAATGAAAAGCCCAAGGTCAACATCTTCGGTACTTCTGACTTTGCCGTCACTGACGGCGCTGGGGACTATACGGAGCACGCCATATGGGGCGTGGGTCCTGACTCCACGATTTACGCACTGGACTGGTGGCGCGGGCAGACAGACGCAAGTGTCTGGATCGAGAAGTGGTGCGACCTCATTGCCAAGCATAAGCCGCTCACGTGGTTTGCTGAGTCTGGTGTCATCAAGCGAGCCATCGAAGGCCCGCTGAAGAAGCGCATGGATGAGCGCCGCACGTGGGCAAGCATTGAGTGGGTGGCCAGCATCCACGACAAGCCAACACGGGCCAGAGCATTCCAGGCACTAGCGGCTAACGGCAAGGTGTCCTTCCCGAACATGGGATGGGCCAATGACGTGGTCGACCAGCTTATCCGCTTTCCCGCTGGCAAGCATGACGACGCGGTTGACTGCTGCAGCCTGATAGGCAGGGCGGTCTACGAGGCATGGCCTGCGCTTCTGACGAAGCCAGAGAAGTCATTAAATCCGGTGGATCGGTACACGAAAAGCCGCAGTTTGGCCGCTACGGGCGGATGGAAGACAGCATAATGGCAAAAGTCATTCAGTTCATGACCGCCAACGAGGACGGCGAGTTTGAGGGGTTCACCCAAATTCGCGACGGCTCGACGGTGGCAGAATATCGTACAGCCTCGCCATTCCCCGTGAAATGCGGGGATATTTTGCAGGTCGAAATCACATCGCCGACCACTTGTGCCGTGCTGAACGTGCGGCGCGCTTCCCCGCCTCTGCCAGCCCCGATGTCATGGTCACGCCCGCAGAGTTTGCTACCAAGCAGGCCGCGCACAAAGAGGCAGAAGCCCCTAAGCAGGGCTGAGATGTCTGCGCTCAATGTGCAGTTGACCGTGGAGGGGCAAGAAAGTTCAGAGCGGTGGCTGCAAGAGATGGACGAGAAGCAGCGGGTTAGGGCGCTGTTTGCTGCGTCCAACCTTTCGCCTAGGGAAGAGCGGGTCATTCGGCTGCGCTTCATGCGCGACTTAGAGTTGAGAACCGTGGGCGAGCAGTTTGGTGTCACGCCAGACCGCATTCGGCAGATTGAGTGTCGCGGTCTTAGGAAGATGAAGCGAGCGGCAACTGTACTTGCGCGCCAAGGGGTCATTTGATGGCAAAACCCAAAGCCGCAGACCGGAAGAGCGAGGATGATTACCTCGAATCCGTCAAGCGCAAAGCCACCGTCAGCATGGACATGCTAGACGCTGCAAGGCGTCAGGCTCAGGTGTACCAACGCTACTACGATGGCGACCAGTGGACCGACGCCGAGAAGCGCACGCTGGATGCTCGTGGTCAGCCCGCGTTGTCGTTCAACCATATCAAGCCAAGCGTTAACGCAATCATCGGCATAGTCGAGCGTGGCCGCACAGACCCGAAGGGCTGGGGCAGGACGCCTAACGACCAGCAGGCGGCAGAGGTAGCCACGGATGGCCTGCGGTACGTCTCGGACGTGACCCGGTTCAACGCGACGGCTCGTGAATGCCTGCAGGACTTCCTCATCTGGGGCATTGTCGCAGGCGTCAACGAGCTGGACGAGATGGGTGAGCCTGGAATACGGCGCATCCGGCCTGAAGAGTTCTTCTATGACCCCTACAGCCGCGACCGGGACTTCGGTGACGCGCGCTATATGGGCGTAGCGAAGTGGATGGATGAGAACGACCTCATCGACCTCTATCCAGACGCGCAAGACAAGATCAAGCAGTCCTTC